TCTGCGCAACCTGCTCTTGGCTGTGTGTTCTAGCGTTCCCCGGATAAGGCAGAAGGCTTGATATTTCCCTCTCTTTTATTGTGTCTACTTTCATCCCAGTCCTTTCGGGTGTTGGGTTAATGATTTAAGTATTTTGCTGCGTCAAAATAGTTGTGGTCTGCGTGCATACCTAGCTTTCGAGCTATAGCTGGCACCAGTCCAGTGCCGTGAACAATAATTACGAACGGCTGTTTTATGCGGTCTAGTATTGACTGATCATACAGCCGGACCATTTCAACAAACTCGTTAGCTTGCCTGGCCATATCGTTGTTAGTCTCAAAAGTTTTGCCGTCAAAATGCACTTGTACGTGGCCGTCGCCATATCGCTCTTTAAGAAAAGGACTGTATTCGCCCTCGTCACCAAACGATGAGTCAACACCAAACAAATGGATTTCGGTAAAACCAAGAGTAGCCCCGACCTCAATACTACGCATGGCAACAGTGCTTGAGTAATTTGGACAACACACCCAACTCTCATGTGGGTACTGTTGTTTTAACCACTCTGGTTCAATGTAATCGCTCTGGCAGTGCCACAAGTAAGCGTCTGTGTGCTTGAGCGCCTCGATTGTATCCGGGTGAACCTGTGAGGCTATAAGATATTTTGTGGTCGTTTTTTTAGGCTTCTTAGCCATAGGCTTTTTAACGTATCCAGCCACCCAATCCATCGGATCGAGAACAGCGTGGTAATCAGGAATGATTGCCTTGCCTCTTAGGTAATCGTGAACCTTGTTAACCGAGAGAATCTTAGCCTTGCGCTTCTTTTTTAAGCCCTTGATCGTTTTAATTTGATCTTTGAGCGAGGGGCCACCACCACATATGCAGAGAACGCCTGATTCTGAACCAACCAAACTAACCATGCTCGGCAGCTTTGGTGCATTTTCTTTAACCCGCTTGCGCTCTGTCTCTGCTCCGTGCAGACGGCCTGTGTTAGCCCCCAGCGCAAAATGTAGCGGTGCCAGACGGGTTGGCGCGGTCTCGAATAATGGCTTCATGCCTCAAACTCGTGCCAGCCGGGGTGCCGGTATGTCTCGTTGAACTTCTCGATTAGGGTGTCCAGGTTACTATCAGACCAGGCTATGTGTTGGTTGATCGTGCCCCAAGGACACTGACCGCCCGGCTCTATACCGAGCATGTTACACCATTGGCCCTCAGTGAAGACATCTCCCCTCAAGTTATCAAACATCAAATAGGGCGCGTCTGAGTAAAACATCATCGCAGGCGGGCCGTTGGCGCTGCATACGTTCAAGCTGGCTTGCTCATAGAGCGCCATGCGTAGCCGCAAATCCATAGCCGCAGGCTCGTAAACGTTCCAGTCAAACGTCTTGTACCTCTGCCCACCAAGTAAATCCTCTTGGTCCGGCACCACCACAACTCTGAATCCCCGTTCGGTAAGGTGGTCGTAGAAGTCATGCCACTCCCGCATATCCACGTTCCGCTGTGGGAAGTGGTTGGACGTGCGCAACGTTAGTGTAACATCGCACTCAGGGACAATAGACCGCGCGTAGCCCGGCGCAGTTAAAACCCTGGGCTTTGCACCCTGCTTGAATAGTTCCCCAACCGCCTTGGCAAGATAGGGTGTCTCGTGAGCGGCAGACGGGCTGCGATCTACCGTGCAAGTCATTAGCGTAGGTAGAAGCTCGTTTACCTCAAGCAAGATGCCCCGAATACGCCAGTTCTTTTCCTGGGGACTCGTCTCAACGTCCCGCTGTGTGACGCCACGGAATCCGTCCGCCTGGATTTTCACGCTCAAGGTGTCGTGCTGGGTGACCTGCCGGTAACATTCGCAGATCGTGAGAAAGGTTCCGTAATCGAATGTAACTGGCGCTGATTTTAAATCGTAAACCGCGTCCAGAACCTTCATAAGCCTCCAAGGGGTTCGCCCCGTCTGTTCCTGCCTTGCGCTGATTTAGCTGCTATAAGTTGCTGGCGACTGCCGGGCGATTTCGTTGCAACGACCCTAATCTTTAGGGATTAGATCGCCGCACATAAAAAAACCCGCCGGACGTTGCGCCAGCGGGCATAAAAGTTCATTCAATAGAAATCGTCATACCACATCTTGAGTATTTTTTCAAGTTGCTACAACATGGGCGTAACTTTGTTGCGTATTTCATTTGATACTTTTTCAAGGTCGTCTGCCAATTTTTCCATCTGAATCAAATTCTCTGGATTTTTCGGTAACCGTTGAAACGTTGCAAATATTGCTTCAGATAATTCTTCAATGCTGTGTAACGCAAACGCGTTTGAGTTATATTTCACAGCGTAGCCTAAACAGGTTGCATTTCTAAAATCGCATCCAGCCCTTGCCGCAATGCGTAATATTTGTTTTGCCTAGCTTCGTGTAGCCAGCACATTGATTTAACAATATCAAGTCGGCGTACTGAACGCAGAGCGCAATTTATTTTAGACAGTAATTTTTGACGTTCCACATCCTTAAACGTTTCGGTATCCACACCATTGCCGCCGCCGGAGCTAAAACTTGCGGTCTTGGCGTGTGGCTGACCATACACAAGCGTCATTAATTCTTCATAGCGTCTGCCAGCGTCATATTGGCTTCGCGTAATCTCATTTTGACCCAACGCCCGACCAAGCGGATCGTCGGGTAAATCCGGGTGACCAATTGTCGCCTCTTTCATCGCACGATGCAGTGTCACAAATTGATTCATTTCCTGACGAGCTGCGGCTTTGCTGCGACGTTTTTGTATTAATTGGGCGTTCTTACTCATGCCGCCCTCACCTTTGCTGGCGGTGCGCCGTCACTTTCACTTACAGCAGCAAACTCCTCTTTGACCTGTTGCGGTGCCGCATCAACGGCTAGTTTTCCAGATCGTCGGTTGCATTTTGGGCATTGCGTCCAGACTGGAGGACCGCCCGAAACGTCGTTTAAAACAAACCATTGATGACCGTCGCAAAAACAATTCATTACTGACCTCTCATTTCAATGGTTTTTCGGCGCTTTGATTTGAACCTGTTTCGGCAATCTCGCATCAACGCATCTAATTCTGCAGACTCAATTTTTTCCTTGGCGGGTGGCGGTATACGCCGCAGCGCCATAGATATTTTACCAGCCATCATAACTCGGTTGGTCATTTCGGAATTAACCATCTCAGCCACTTCCGCTGGTGTCGGCAAACGGTTACCCCACTTCCAGCAACCCAAAATCAACGTCACAGACCTCTCCAGCAAATCCGCTGGCAGTTTGTTTAGATACAGGTTGTAGGTCGCCGCTAGTTGTTGTGGGTCGTTTATTTTCACGTTGAACGCCCGACCAAAATCCAGAAGTCGTTTGATCGCAACTGCCCGATCTGCAGGGCTGGCCGGGATCAGTTTGCTTTCCAGAACATTCTGCGCCTCGGTAAGCCGCCGCGCTGTCGCGGCTTTCGGTAGCTCCATGCTGGGAGTCCAATTTTCCAAGCCCAACCGCGTCAAGGACTGCTCTAGCGTCGTCGGCTCGGTCTGGTTCGTTAGCGCGGATGTGGTTGTCATAGCTACCTTCCATAATTTTTGTGAAACTCTGTGCCTTAATTACGAAATCAAAATCAGCTTTCCAGTTCGTTGATTTGCCGCTCAAAAAATCTGAATTTTCAATTTTATCTAGCGCGTGACGCCAACCGTCTAGTCCACCACACTCTTGCAGCCTTCGGTCTAGGTTTGCCGTGCGCCGCGCGTTTAAATTCTGAGGCACAGACAAACCAACTCGCTTTGCCATATCAACAAATTGATCAAACGCTATTTGCGTATATTCCTCTTCCCTTCCCTTCCCTTCCTTTCCTTTCCCTTCCTTTCCGTCTGTGAGGACTCCATGAGTACTCACTGATGACTCAGTGAATGGTCCTAATTTGGCTATATTGCTAGGGGTTGGTCGGTTTATTCGTTGATGTTCTGTAAATTTTTCAACGCAACCATAGGTTTTTCCGTCGCTGCCAATGCCCGTGGTAATAAAGCCTATTTTTTTGAGTTCATTGAGACTGTCTTGAACGCTCACGGGGTCCTCACGAAGCGGACAGCACTCGGCCTTAACTAATTTTGGATTAGCGTTAAAATACCCCTCATCGTCTGCATAATTTAAAAGAGCAGCTGCAAGCATGTGCGTCTCTGGAGCTAAATCGCTTAACTCTTCGTGCTTCCAAAAACCCGGTTTAACCGTTCGTATTCTGCCCATCTATCATAACTCCACACACGCTGCTGCGGAGGTCGAGCAACCGCTTGCTGCAAACTCCGGTGTTATAAATCGACAATCTATTGGTCTGCCTCGCTTTATTGGTAAATTCTCTGTCGAATAATCACACCAGACCTCTTTGAGAACGACTGGCGGCGGCGGCGGCGGGCTGAACGACTTTTCTGTCACGCGCTCCCCAAATTTTCGCGACCACAAACTTACTAGCGAATCAGCGCGCTCTGGATAATCAATTGCAATTTTAATCTTGCTCCACGTAACGCCTAAATTTTTCAATGAGCGCACCAAAGACCAATCAATATCGTTCTTTTTTTGGCGCTCCTCATGCTTTTTCATGCCGTGAGAAACGCAAGTATGATCTGATCTGCCCATCATTTTAGCAATTTGCGGTTGACTCAAACCACACTCGTTATACAAGCGAAAATAAGCCTCCTGGCGCGCGGCGGCAATTTTTCTCCCGCGCTGCCGTCCCGTCAACATTGCTTTAGACACACGATGACTTTCCATAACTTCATCAAGAATCGTTTTTGCGGTTTTGTACCTTTCCATTACTCATCAACTCCCTGAACAAAATGTTTGCTGCGAATCGCTGGTGGTTCGTTGCGTAATTGGTCCGCAACTAAATTCACTAATTTTTTGTAAGTTCTTTCCGCTCCTGTTTTTGTTAATTTAGCAATGCGGTAATCGTTTGCCGCTCTCTTTGCTTCTGGGGTTAGGTGGTCAAGATTCGGCTTCATGCGCTCGCCTCCGCTAGCTCAACCCTGCAACCCATTGGAGCCTTGCCCCATTGCAGAGTGATTTTTTGGATAAAAGAGTCGTCTTGAATCACACCCATCTTTACGAGAATGTCAGAGACCGCTTTTTCTAAGTTGCCTAAATCACGCTTGCGCTTGTCAGGTCGTGCGAATGTGTAAACGACGGTTACGTGACCATCTAACATCGGCGCTCGGCACAATGCCTGAGTCGCCCTTGACTTCCATTCCTTGTACTTAGGTGAGGTATAGCGGCGTGACTTGCCAGAATATAACGCGTTGACACTTGGTGGATATGGGAGGTCTAGGCTAATCATTTTTTTGCAGCAGACGTTAATTGTCGATTGCAATAATCGCGAATAGCTAAAGCCACTCTACCAACACTGCTTGCTTTCTGACTGATTTCTCGTAATTCGCTTGCAGTAAATTCTGAATGCGTCATCGCCGCGTCTATCGACGTTGATACCTGCCCAACTTCGACGTATAGACGCCGCAGTTGCGCGCCAATCTCAAGAGCTTCAACGCGCTGATTTTTCAGCGCTTTATCAAACGCCTGTTCAAAAACCTCTTTGAAAACTGCGCCTTTGCCACGCGCAACCAGTTGAGCGTCTAACCGCGCGCCTAACTCTAAATCTAAATTCAAACGTTTGCGGTAGTCTGCCAACTTGTACAGAGCGTCAGCGTTAGTTTGACAATTTGCCAATTCGTTATCTGACAACTCTCTGACCGCAATAATCAGTGCATTTCTGCGAGGCGTTTCCACTGCGGCTGTCAAAACGTCATGACCTTTTGGCAGTGACTTTTCATAAAGTCGTGTGCCACTTGGTCAATGTCTTCTCATCTAAAGGCACGTCACGTTGATTTGCCAAACTCAAAAGTCCAAGCCAGTACGCGACAGGCGCGCGACCGCGATTTTTCCACTGCCGCACACGCCAATGTTTGTCAGGAAAACCGAGGCCAGCAGCGATCTCCATCGCACCGCCAAGCGCCTCAATCAGTTGCGGAATGTTGTCAGGTGTATTCTTCATGCTCAAATATGTACCAAAATGTACAATTCAACGCAAGCCCAAATGTACAACGCCGTGTTGTACAAATAAAAAATGGTAGAATTCCGAGAACGCGGTGACCGATTGCGCTGGGCGCGGGAGCAGGCTGGCTACGAAAATGCGCTTGATTTTGTTCGAGCGCATGACATCTCGCAATCTGCGTACTATCATCATGAATCGAACAGGCGCGGTTTTTCGTCAGCAGTCGCTGAAAGATATGCGCGTTTGTTGAGAATTGACTATACTTGGTTGCAAACAGGGAAAGGCTCACCGACAAAATCGGCAACAAACAGTATTATTGGATTTGTCGGAACAAACGCTGAAGTTGAATTATTTGATGACGAAAATGCTCGGGTTTTTACTGACTACAAAAATTGGTGCATTAAAACTGAATCGAGAGAAAACTTAGAAGCGGCGCCCTCGACGCCGGAAGGATCTGCCTTGGCAGAAGTCATAAAAGTTAAAGGGAATTCCAATTACCCGGCTTATCAAAACGGCGACTTAATTTATCTGGCAGATAAGACAGCTAAGACAGACGATATGGTTGGGATGGTTGGGCGAGAATGTATAATTCAGCTTGCCGACGGTAGAAAATTGTTAAGAACCTTGTCGCGCGGATCGCGTAAAGGCGTTTTTACCCTTTTGTCGTACAATTCGCCACCGATTCACGACGTTAAAGTTGCTTGGGTTGCACCAATCAATTGGATTAAGCGATCATAAATATAATGACGTGCTGACGGGTTCTGAGCTAGCCTTTTACGGACTTATCTCCTTTTTCTCTTAGCCCAATTACCTCAATAAAAAAAAGAATATGTGCCACTTTGTACAATATTGCTTGATTGCTGTTGTACATTTTGGTACATATGTCTCCGTCAAAAGGGAGACAGACCATGAATTATCAACCATTTGCGGCAAATCACCCGCTTTCACCTGAAAATCAGTACGCCGAGGATTCAGAAACTATTTTTGAGTTTCAGAGGGTCTGCACCCGCGCAATTAACTCAATGCGCGCAAGTGCAGAGACGTTAGAAAACCTCAACACAATCGACGGCAAAAAGAAAGCGCAAGCGGCGCGCGACCTGATTGAAGATCTGCAATTGCAATTATTTGATGAGGGTCTTTGCTCAGACGAACAGGGCAACGCGTCAGTTTTGCCGCTACCAGATTACGTAGATTTTTTAATTGATGCTGGTCGGCACCCAAGGTTTTTGTGCGGGGAGTCAGAATTATGAGTTTGATGTTTTGCGACAAATGCCAAACTAACGTCGATACAGATTTGCATGGCGGTATATCGCCTAGCCTGAGAAATAATGACGATTCGGGTGTCGATTATATCTGTGATAACTGCATCGAAGATTTGACCCCACTGGACTTGCAAAAATTGGGGTTTGACTACGACACACTTTTGCCTCTTAGCGACGAGGCGATGGCGCGCGCAAAGGCAACGCCATGATTACTTACTGGCGCAACCTTAGTCGCACAACTCAAGTGTTTATTGATGCCTTTGGCTTTGCCCTAAGTTTTATCACCATTCTGGTTGTTCTCGCCATTGTTGGTGGCGTGCTAACGGGCTGTAGCGAGTCACGTGAGTACGTTTGTGCTCAGCATGAAACATCTTGTGTTTAGGAGAGAGTAAATGGAAATGAGTTTAGAGTGTACCAAAGTCGTTGGCGCGTTTATCAGCGCGCAAAGCAGCCTAGAGAAAGCATCCAAGGATACCGAAAACCCGTTTTTTAAGTCCAAGTATGCAGACCTTAACTCTATCTGGTTAGCCTGTCAGACCGCGCTATCTGAAAACAAACTCGCCGCAATTCAAGATGTGACCACCAATGACAATGGCGTGGCGGTGTCCACCCGCATTGTACATGAGTCTGGCGAATGGATTGAATGCGGACCTTTGACGGTTCCGCTAGGCAAGCCGGACGCGCAGGGCGTTGGGTCTGCAATTACCTACGGGCGGCGTTACGGACTTTCGGCAACGCTCGGAATTGTTGCAGACGAAGACGACGACGGGAACGCAGCTGTTAAGAACGCTCCAAAGCCCGCAAAGCCTACCGTCACGGTAGCCGAAGACAGCTTCAAGATTAAGACCAGCGGTTACAAAGACAAAGAGGCAGCGGGCAGGGCGTGGACTAAGAGGTTTGCCGAGATGTGCGACCGCGCCGAAGACACCCCACAACTCTTTGCCGTGCAAGCCGACAACATGGACACCCTCGCCATATTCAAAGAGTCGGGGATGTACGACCCAATCCAAATGGCTATTGACCGCAATACAGCGCGGTTAGCCCCACAAGCAGCGGAGTAGATATGACAGACCAATATGACAACAGAAACAAAGGCGTTTTATTCAAAAACGATAACCCTGGCGAAAAACGACCCGACTACAAAGGCACGATCAATATTGACGGCGTGGAGAAAGATTTAGCGGCGTGGGTGCGAGTGTCTAAAAAGGACAATAGCAAGTTTATGTCGGTGTCTGTTAGCGAGAAATGGGTAAACCCTAAGTCAGCGACAGACGATTTACAGACTCAAGCACCAGATTTTCCAGACGACGGCATTCCGTTTTAATAAATAAATCTACTGGGCTTGGCAACGCGTGTTGCGTCCCCTTCCCCAACCCGGCTGTGTTGTAGTGCCAAGAATCAACCAGCATCGGAGCATCGACAATGACTGAACTTTTTATGCGTCGAAATTTGAGCGGTCTAGAGCCAGCGGACGGTGCAGAAATGCCGCGCGTGAAAGTTGGCGACGTAGTAAAGGTAAGGATCTCGCAGCCCCGGAACACCAAGCACCACCGCAAATTTTTTGCACTAATGAATTTGGTTTTTGAGAACCAGGAATACTACGACACGCTCGACGATTTGATATTTGCGGTTAAAGCGGCAACGGGTCACTGCAAGGTTTATGAGAAGCCGGACGGAACAACCTTTTTTGCTCCGCGATCTATCGCCTTCCACAACATGGATCAAACCGCGTTCAACCTGTTTTACGACCGAGTTTTAGAACTTGTATGTACGCGGATTATTCCGGGTCTCGACGACGGCGATTTAAGGGTCGAGATTGAAAGGATCGTAGCCTAATGTTTATTGGCGACCGCTCCACAGTGTCTCTTGCAAAGGCACCCCCACGCATACGGGATAAGAAGCACCTACAGTTTCTCCATGAGCTTCCCTGTATCTGCACAGGTGGGATGCAACCCATTGTGGCCCATCATCTACTCAGATGCTCGTCACGGTTAGGGATGAGTGGCAAGTCTTCTGACTCTCACGCCGTCCCATTGCTTCACAGAGTCCACGTTGAATTACACCGCAATGGTGATGAGAAAGCCTTTCTTGCCAACTACGGAATTGCAGACGCAGAGGCGCTGGCCCAAAAGATTTACGACAACACGGGCGACTTTGAGGCGTGCATTCAAATCATAGGAGAAAAACAGTGAGCAAACTAGCACACAGCAACGATGAAACAATGGCGCTGATTGATATGCAAAGAGCGGTTGAAGATGGTGAAGTGGAGTATCTAATGAGTAACCCCTACACCCCAGACACACTTGCAAAGCGGTGGAATTGTTCATCAGGCAAGGTACGGCGGCTCTGCCGCACGGGCGCACTGGATCATTTCAAGTTAGGACCAAAGCTGATCAGAATAACCGCAAAAGCGGTGCAGGATTATGAGAGGGGCGTATGCGACTCAGACTTATCAAAGGATGGTGGTACGTCGTCTTCAGAGACGGGCGCGGTAAACCAAAACGAGTTAGCCTCAGAACCCAAAACAAGGATGAGGCTGACAGGCAACTCGCAAATTTCCAGCGAGGGCCGAGTGGTGAGACTGTAAAAGAGATATTCGCAGTGTATCAGGCTGACAAGGCCAACTCAGGCGCATCTGAACGCATAGAGATGGCATGGAAAGCTCTTGCCCCACACTTTGGCCAATACCGCCCCGATCAAGTAGACCGCGCCCGGTGTCGCGCCTACACAGAGCGCAGAATTACACAGGGCAAGCGACCCGGCACGATCCGCAAGGAGTTAGGCACCCTCCGCGCCGCGCTTCGCTACAACAACAAAAACACGCCGGCAATTATTGAGATGCCAGAGGACTCGAAACCCCGTGAGGTATGGCTAACCAAACCAGAGTTTAACAAGCTCCATGAGGCGGTGAAGTCCACCCACGTCAAACTGTTCCTGACGCTTGCGCGACACACGGCGGCCCGTAAAGAAGCTATCCTTAGTCTTGAGTGGGATCAGATCGACATAAACCCAGAGAACCCGCAAATCAATTTCGGTGCCAATGTCGGCAACAAGGGGCGGGCAATAGTCCCAATCAACGGAACGCTCATGATTGCCCTAGAGGAAGCCCGCAAAGGGCGCACAACAGACTATGTGATCGAATATGGTGGAGACCGCGTTAAGTCAATCCGCAAGGGTTTTGATACCGCCAAGGTCAAGGCTGGGCTACCGCACATCACCCCGCATGATGTCCGCCGGTCAGCCGCGCGTTGGATGGTTGAGCGAGGCGTTTCTATGGAGGAGGTCAGCCAATACCTGGGCCATTCGACAACAGAGGTCACCCGCAGAGTGTATGCACGCTTTAGCCCCGGCTACCTCGCGAAAGCCGCAGAAGCCCTAGAAGATGATGACGAAGACTGAGAGGCAGTGCTCTTTAACCCAATCTGCCCCAATAGCGTGAACGCAAATGGAACAAAGAAGCAAAAACAGCATAATTGATGGTGAAAAACTCGCAGCACCTAATAGGTCCGGTGTCTTCGGGAGGCAGGGGCCGGAAGTTCGAATCTTCTCACTCCGACCAGTAAAACCGCCATTTTTAAGGGGTTACAGGCAGTGCTCTTTAACCCAATCTGCTTTAATAACAATCCGACCTTCTGCCGCAGCGATAACCTTCCAGCCCCTGATTGACCACACGAGTCCTGATGAGTCTAGACGCCTTACGTTCGGACTTTTCAGCCACCCGGTCTGTGTCACTGACAACAGTGCCAATAGGTGACAACAGGACTTTGGAATCCTCTGCCAAAGGCTCTTGGCACCTATTGGCACAAATGACATTGGCATGATTGGACCCAAACTTATCCAAGAACTTCGCACCCCCCCCCCCAGTAACGACCCCTGGTGGCAGTTAGAATCACCCTTAGAGCGCGACCAACCTCTGGCCCTCTACAGCAAGTCCAGATTTTAGGTACGCCACAAGCTGCTCAAAAAACGAGCCAGACACTTCGGCAGGAACCTCTTGAGTAGTCCCGGCTTCTGGAAATCGACGCGCCAGCCGGGCATTAAGTTCTGGCAGAACATGACCGTCAAACCACTTCTTCGGCCCACCCCACTCCGAAATCATATCGTCGAACGTCATTGTTTTTGTGCTCCCATCTGGCATAGGTAGCTGGCTGATAACTCCACCCTCTGGCGGTCCCTTAAAAACAATGCGGCGGCGACCGTTTGCGTCGAAAGTGTAGAGCCATTGGTCTGAATTTTTCTCAAACTCAAACAACTCAACCTCTGTCGAAAACGGCGATTGATCCATTTGAAGCGCAAAATCTACCCCGCTAATAGAGAAAAACTTTGCATCACCTGATATTTTAGCGGCCATTTTATCACCCGAACCTGTGCTTCTGCGACTTAGGGGGGCTTTTCTTAGAACCTTTTTTACCAGACCAAAATACTTTATCTGCCCAATAAGCAGCACTGGTCTTGCCCTTGGCAATATTCTTTCCGTGCCTTGCTTTGAAAGACTTACGGGCCTCCGGGCTATAGTTATGCCCCATCCCCTGGGCTCCGAACCGTATGACCTTTATGTCTCCATCGTCTCGTACAGCAACCACAGCCTTCTTAGTTTTATGACCAGGAGTTCTTTTAGGTTTGTTCAACCCCTTTAAGCCAAACCTGTTAAGTTTCTTCCTCTCGGTTTCTGATAAACTCATGCCTTTCTGTAGCTCCTCGTTTTCGCGGCAATCTTTTTAGGTTGCTTGCTAAATTGCTTGCCCTTCTTTGTGTCTGCTCGTTTCTTTCGAGTGGTCGCCGCATACTCTTTATCGGGCATGGCTTTTATGGCTTTTTCAGGTAAATACCTTTCTCCGGTCTTACCAGAGGGTTTACCCGATTTGGTACGCCAATTTTGCTTAGTCCATTTACTTAGACTTTTTTGTGACTCTTTTTTTGTCACTTAGCCTCTCCTTTATTTTCGACTGCACAGATTTAGGCAGTTCTTCCTTATGGAAGAGCCTCTTACTCTTATCTGTGTGCTTCGCCCCAGAGTGAAGTTGCCCATTAGCCATCTTGTGCAAACCTCCTCTATGAAGAGTGCCATCCCTGAAGTAGTGCGGTACACCTTTAGCCACGATACCCACCCCCTGCTTTCTTGTAACTAGACGCAAGCAGCTGTGCCTTCCTAGCAGACCATTGCCCTGCCTTACCGCCCTTGGTTCCCGCTTTAATTTTACTGAACAGTCTCTTACGCATCGCAGGTTTGGTGTAGTTACCCGCTTGGTTTACCTTGCTTTTAGTTTTCTTTTTAACAGCCATCACTTCCCGCCTTTCGAGGAGAAGCCAAAATACGCTCCCACCACCCCAGACATCGCAAGGTACTGTGTCATAATAATAGACTCAGCCTCGGCCATCCTTATTGCAACAGCCAAGTTGCGACACCTTGCACGATGCCGGCCACTAAAATTGCTGTAGCAAACCCAACGAACAATTGCTTCTGCCAAGGCAGATCAAAAAACTGTTCAACTAATGCGTCTACATATTGTGAGAATGTTTGTTTCATTTATTTTTTCCGTTCATTACTTGCTGAAATTTGCTAACGCCGAAAGCGGCTGAAATAGCAACGCCCAAAGCGGCCTTGTACCAGTCCGGCATTGTTTCCAAGACAACAAAGCCTTGAGCGATATGCGGCGCTGTGTTTGGGTAAAAGACGAGAATTGCCGGGATAGATAAAACGATTGTCCAAAACTCATCTTTCCAAGAGCTTTTAGACCCCTCGGCCATAAGTTGGTCCCAATTAATATCTGCTGTTTGCTGTGTCGCTATAAGCCGTTGCTTTGCAAGGGCTATGGCTTTTTTTAATTCTCGCTTTTGTTGAAAATGATCTTTGATGCTGCCAAATATTTCGCCGGCCAAACCGCCGCCCGTTACAAATGATTTGATTAATGATAACAATTTATTCATCCATCCAATGCGCGATTGTTTCTTTCACGTATTCAGCGTGGTCTTCGCTAGTGTTTGGAAACGACCACCGCACAACCTCTGTGGTTTCATCCCACGCAACTATAAGAAACCCGGTTAGCTCTGGAACTTCGTAAGCAACTTCCGCCGCTTCGCATATCAAGTGATCTTGCGCGTCTGTCCTGTGTGATTCATGTATGGCTAGAATGGTCGCTTTGTTTTCTGGCATTCACACCCTCGCAAAAAGCTGTGTGTTGGTAGGTATAAACAATTTTGTAGACGCGCCTTGCTTGATCTGCTGGCAACCCCTCAGACGTAATCTTTGCCCGGTCATGCCATGCGCCTCTGTGAGCATCAGTGACTAACGGCTCGTCCCAGTCACCCATGAGGATCCTCTAGTTCTGATTCAATCACTAAGCATCCCAGGACTAACGATGTTTCGGCCCTGCTCTCCATATTCTTTGTGAAGCACAATGCTTTTCATATCTGGCAGTGCTCGATAGCCGCTCGTATGGTGCCAGGCATCTTGGGGCGCTAGTACGCGGAATGATTCAACAACAGCCCCGCCGTATTCAGCTTTGGTTTCATGGTGAATGTGGCCTGTGTACCAGTAACGATAATCTGTCTCTCCCCATTCTGCGGGGGCGTCTGTAGCCAGCAAAAGCGGCAAGTCTTTTGCTTTAACTTTGTGGCCGTGGTGCGTTGCTATAAGAACTTTACCAAAGCAAAAAAAGTGAAAGTGCTTCGGACTGGTATCTACCGTTACCCTGGGTTCGTTCTCGTAAAGCGCGTCTAGAGCTTCCATCAGCCATATGCTAGACGCAGTGTCGTGGTTCCCTATCTCAATGATAAGACGTACTTGCCCGTGTTTCTTGAGCGCCTCGGAGATTAGAAACCTAATTGCTCGGATTGCTGCGCGCACAACAACCGGAAAACGGGTATCACTGTCTAGTTGGTTCCGGCTCTGCGGAGTCACGCTTTCCATAGAGTCGTAGTGCAAGAAGTCACCAAGCAGTGGTATTAGCGCGACAGACGCAGATGGCGACTTGTCTACTAAATACCGCATGGCGCGGTAGAGCAAATTCTCGGCAATTTCTATGTCGTAGTCTGCGCCGGTTTCTTCTTGCCACGCATACATGCCTAGATGATGGTCTCCAACCGGGTAGGCGACCATTAGACTCTCATTCCAATCTGGCGGCAGTTTAACGGCAGCGGCCCTGGGTATCTCGGCCTTCATACCCTCAAGCCACGCCTTGACCTTTTCTTGTCGGTCAGTTTCTTCGGGTTTCTCTTTGACCCACTGCTGCCTGATTCGTCCATTCCCATCGAATTGGGTGGAGGTTCCGATAACTTGCCCGTTGTCAATCTGAGTAAAGCCTTGAGAGTCGTCTATTTGTGGCGTGAGGTCGCGGGCTATGGCCTCACTTAACCTATGCTTAAACGTATTGATTTGAAGGCCAATCTGTCGAGCGGCCTCCGCCTTGGTTCCATACTGTGCGTAATAATCGAGCGCCTCTTGACACTGTTCGTCGTTAAGCGTCTTTTGACTCATGCAATAACCCTGGGCTAACGCCCTTGCTGTTAATGGTAAGAATCTGTCCCCTATTCTCCCCTTCAACTATTGAGCAATGCACCCAGCCAGACTCTGACTTTCCTGGGGTGTAGAACTCTAAAATCAGTTGATCAAATGTAAGATTATCCCGGCACCATTCCGCCAACTTGTAGTTGGTAATGCCTGGAACCTCAAAGTCTACAGCTTGCGCCTTAACGTGCTGAGATGTGTCCTTGCTAAGTAGCTTGCGATTCAGGTCAAGACACCTGTACCAACTCGACGGGCTAAAGGGCTTGCCAAAGTGAGCGCGGACAGGCTCTAGGATTTTCGTTGCAACTGTTATTAGTCGTGGAACTAATTCAACGGGTGGCGTGTTGTCTATGTCGTTACGTTCTGCTGTCTGCGATTTGTAAGACTCTAAAAAAGTAAAATGCGGCGACAGCCTCATTCAATTACCTCAAAGGTAATGCGCCGCGCTAACCGAGAAACACCATCTCTTGAAGAATACTGAAGTCCGTTTCTAAAATATGTATACTTTAATTGAAGATAGTATTGTCCCGGCGGTAACGTTTTTGGCACAACAATCTCTTTAGTAACGTCATAACAACCTGGCGCTATTCCAAACGACTTTTCTGGAAGCGGTAAGGAAACTCCATCGACAAATTGACCCCCCGTTAAGCCGTAAATTATTTTAGTTTTGCTGCCAGTATCTAACGCGAGTTTGTCAAAGGGTCTTGCATTCAATAACATCTGTTCTGCAAGTTTGTCTGGATTATCCAGTGATACACAAAACGCTTTTCTGTGCTTAACTTTTTGGCCGGCATTTACTTTGCGTATTGGGGACCCTTTATCGTCTGAAAAATAATCGTTTTCATAGATAATTTTAGCTGGATAATCTCTATCAAATTTTAGCGAATACAAAATATAGCCGGCACACAAGGTAACAAAGCTAAAGGCAATAATCACAAGCCCAATTATGCAGTGATATGCTTTAATGAGTTTCACAAGCCCAGTGCCTTGTAGATAAAAGCACCAAGCAAGCCGGACGCTGAAACAAGCGCTCCAATCCAAAGCGCCCACGACAAATCCACTTTCCACTTTGCTGGAATTTTGATGTTTTGATCGTCAATTTTGGTGTTAATAAGTTGAATTTTTGCGTCATGCTGCTCTAGCGTTAATTCAACGCGAACGAGCCTAACTTCGGTTGGCTCCGACATTTTTTCCTGTAAATTATAAAAAACCGCAGAATAGCGGGGTTAAGTGAATACCAAAAACAACAAGCGTTTTTGCACTGACGGACCAAGCCATGTAGGGCTAGGGTCTGCGGTATGTTTAATGGTGTGGCACCGAGAGACTCTATCGTAACAGGTTTGGCCTTCTTTCTAGGGCTCCTCGGCAAGGGGCATTTTATAGATGGAAACGTCTTGCCCTCTATTGTGCCAGCAACGGTTTGTCTGCTTGCCGGATTGGGCATTGCCCTTGGCAGATGGTTTATTCTCCGAAAACGCCCTGACCACCAAGATTTAGGGCCTTGGCAGCAATAAGAGTATTTCGCACAGAGGCACCGCCAGATTTTCGTATTTTAAGCAGTTCGTTTACAGCGTCATCACTCGTAATAATCCTGGCAATGTCCATTACGTTGCGCTCAGACGCGGCCTCATCTAAAGCTCTTGTTGCACGCCCTGGAATACCGAAAGGATTGAGGGCTGCTTTTGCAACAATACCTGCGGCGTTACTGTCATCTAGCATCTTCTGCCCTGCGGCCTGGGAAACAGTCGTGCTGTTGAAATTCGTTGCCCTGGCCGTTGCCTCGAACACGTCCATAAGATTCTTAAAGGCTTTGAACCTATCTGGACCAAGTGCGGATATTAATCGTCTTTGTTGAGCGCCATCGCCATAAGTTGCGGCCCAGAACCTTGCAGCCTGTGAGGCTTTTGCTCTATTCGGTTCCGCAATGTTAGAAAGCGCAACGTTGCCTGACTTCTCCCATGTATCTTCTAAAAAGCCACGAATAGTCGCGTTCCAGGCGTCTTCTCCTCCCTCTGTTTTTAGGACAATCTTTCTCGCCCTGTTTATCTCTCCAGGCGTAGCGCCACCAAAAAACTTACGGCCAACATTTGCCCAATCCTTTGAGGAGGTGTTTGCAATGGTCGGCAAGATGCCGCCCTCTGCTCTCGAAACCGGATCGCTCAACTCCCCCCAGATACGGCGGGCCTCTTTGTATTGAGGCACTGAGCCGTCAGCGATAGCAAGAGACTCGTTCAAAACATCCTGCAAGGCATTTGCGATTTTGGCCCTGCCATTTTTTTGTTCTAGTTTAATCAGCCTATTTAGTTCTTCTTTCGCGTTGTCTTGAAAAACCTCTAAGTTGCCACCACTCTCTTTGAGTAGTTTTTCAACGCGCGCAAAACGAGATTTAGCCCGTGGAAACCGCTTTGCATAATCTGCAAGCGTTTCACTGACTGGCCCAAAATCCAGCACCCTATCCTGACTCTCGAACGCCTTTTTATACGCTGGGGAGCCTTGTGACACTCGCGCGGCTTTAATAGAATCTACGGCATTACCAGCCGCTCTAGCCAGGGATTCACCCGCAGCATCCGAACTTATCTGTGGAGAGACCTCATCAAAAAACCCTAACGCCGCCTTATCCATCTCGTTAGCGTTTAATGCCCTAGAGTCTTCAATAATTGGGGCAGACATGGGGCGTGCCTCTAGCGCCTTTTGTTGTGCGCGTAAGGCAGCGTCATTTGTTAATTCTGCCGGGGTTAAACGTATCTGCGTGCCATACTGCTTGTTTACAGAGTCCAAAGTCTGTTGCAACGCCCGCGCGGTATTGCCCCCAACATCTTTAAGCGCGTTTGAAAAACTTTGAGCGGCGCGCGTTGCGGCTACTCTTGAAAGCCCTTTTCCAACAAGAAGACCGCCAAGAGTTGATGCAATATCAATCGCGCCCTCTGTTGCTATTCGCTTGAGCGACACCTCTTGATCCCCAAGAACATTAGACACGGCTTCTCTAACCGCTTGCCCACCAGAAGCGCCAAGAAACCCACCAGCGCCAGCACCAGCAGGCCCACCAGCAGGCAGTCCAGCTACAGCGCCAACCATCCCACCCAGACCCGGAATTGAAGGCCCAACACCAGAGGCTACTCCGCGCGCAAAACCTGGAGCGACAAGCTGGAGCGCTCCATTATCCGTCTTGTAGCCAAGCGCCCCAGAATGTTCGCCACCCTGTACCGTTTGAAACTTGTCTATCGGAATGCCCATTCTCTCAGAGTAAAACTGTTTCATTGCCTCTGGGTCGCTGAACATACTTGCGCCCATAACGTCCACAATGTCCGCAGCACCATCTACCTCATCACTGACTTGTAAATCGGCACCGTCAATCAAATGCGCGGCATAGTCATGCTTGGTGGCTACTGGCGAGTTGGGTTCGCCGGTTTTATTGAACCAGTCTATCATAATTAAAGGCCAAACTCTTCTTTTAGGGTTGCGGTTATTTGCATATAAGACATGCCTTCGGCTTCAAGTTGTGCTCCCCTCTCATTCACCTTTTCCCGAACTTTGCCCAAGGGTAAGCGCTGCGCCCAGGCCGAGAACTCACCGTCTAAAACCCCGTCGCGCATAGCAATTTGCTTACGGGCCATCATCAGGCGCGTCATCTGCACAAGTTTGGACATTTTTCTTTGGTATTCTTGCGGACTATCACTGACGTTTGGAATTGACGCCTCAATATCCGCCATCTCGCGTTCACCGGCAGCCACACCAGTTATGTTCTTTCTGTAGTTATTGAAGAACTGTTTGTTATCAGCAACCCACTCAGAGCGGGCCGCTGCAAACTCTGATTTTCTACTAGGATCCATCTTATTCAAGACGTTCGCAAACTTTGCTTCGCCCGCGCCGCCATAGGTTAGAAAGTCTGGGCTAAATGCGTTTTGAATGGACTCAAGGCGCACCAACAATTCATCACCACCAATAATATCTTGTTCTATCTGTGAAGCTGTAGAGTTTGTTACGGCATTAACGCCAGCGGTGCCAACGCCACGGCCTTGCGTCAACGTAACCCCACCCTGGCCGTCTGTTGTTAGAGAGAGGCCGCTACTGGGCGGGCCTGGTGTTCCAGGAGTCTTAGCTCCGTAACTCACACCCGTTGGACTGTTTGCATCGTAGACCAAGCCGATAGGGTTGTTGACGGGTGTTCTATAATCCCCAATAACTCTAGCGTTGTCTACGTTAACAAGCTGGTCGTTTATGACCTCTGTTTGTGGCGGCGGCGGCATGTACTTTTCTTTTATTTGCGCCAGCGCGCTTGTTGGATCTAATTTTGCGTATTCTCTCATGAAGTCTAGTTTGGCGACTTGCTGATTAGGCGATATTCTGTTGTCGCCCGCAACGCGCGCACCACTGCGGGGCTGATACGCAATTGCATTAGGTAGCATTGATGTGTCCAAGGGTGTATCGGGCGCTAACATAGGGGGCGGGGCCAACCCATTGTTTGCAAGCCCAGCTTGAGTAATCTTTACCTCTGGCTCTGGCGCATATGCAGCGCCCACAAGAGCGCCTAGCCTTCTTTGCTGATCTAATATTTTTTCTTGTTCTTTTTGCCTGTTCCGAAACTCGGACAGGTTTTTACTGCCTGTCAGAAATTCAAATAGTCCGCCGCCGCCGCCTAGCGTTACATTAACTGCCATTATATTATCTCATTTCAGTTTGCTATCATGCTGATAGCTTAAAGCCCTTGCCTGTACTGCCGCCTGTTGACCTTGAATCGACAGTTGCATCTGACTGCGAAGTTGACCCGCTCGATTCGGACGACTCAGCCGTGTCGCCAAATGTTTTGGTGCCAATATTCAGAAGGTTGGTTAGATTGCCGACCGCGCCCTGACCCATTCCATACAACTGATTTCCAGCATCGAAACGGTAAGCATCTGCAACGCCAGCTTGATTTACGTCAAACATATCGCGCTGATTCTGCATTCTGTTGTTTTCTATTTGCTGTTGCATTAGGGCGTTTTGATTAGCAAGCTGGGCGCGTAGAGAGTTGTCCGCAGATATTTGCTGCCCTTGCAAGTCAAAACCTTTGTCTTGCTGAGTTAATCCCGCCGCTGTGGCAAATCCTTGGTTTCTTAAATTAGCCGCTGTGCTGCCAACATTTCTAAGGTAATCGTCGTCTAGTTGCGCGCGGCGAATAGCATCTCCGCTTCCGCCCATGCCGTATGGATTAGCGCCGGCCTGGGCTAACTCACCCTGATTTCTAAGGCGGGCGTACCTTTCATCTAGGTCGCCTAAAGCGGCAGAAACCACTTGATCTGTATACGGGCTTTGCCATTTATCAAGCTCAGACGCCCCCCTTTCAACGCCAACATTTTGCTGTTGAACTTGTTGTGCTTTGACTGGCGCTAACTCTTGGTATGTGTCGGGATAATCAGCTTGGATTGACTTTAGCGTTGTGGCGTCTTTGTCCATCCAATTATCAAAATATTGAAGGGCGGTTTTTTGCTCTGGTGTGTATCCGTCACCAGACAGCAAGCCATACAGACCACCTTGTCTTTGCCTCCAGTCCTCATCAATGACTGGCATTCTTTTCATAAAGCCGTCTGCAAAACTTTCTTCTGATGTAGTTTCGCTTGTTGTGCCAGACGTGGTTAAATTTTCTTTGTTTTTAGTCCCGCCAATACTCATGGCAAATCCTTATACATATGTGTCCCGCCGTATTCGTAATTGAGAACTCGCTCCCAGCCCTTGCGCCCACCGCCCTGGACTCTCTTGCATCCATTAGCCGCAGCAAAAGCGCAAATTGTTGGCTCTAGCTCATTTAATAATTCGTCTAGGTCGCCGCCTATTAAAAAGAAGCCTAAGACCTTCATTCTTGGATATTCAATAAATTCTGTAACGACAGCGGAGTTTTGGCTGCGCCACAATTTTAACTGACCTTTCATTAAGCCAATTAAAACATCATCCTCTGTATGCGTGCCGTTTGTGCGCTCTATTGCTGGCAACATTATGTGACGGCATCCGTCCCAATCTTTAAAAAGGTCGTAGATCATTATTTTCCGCGCCCGCCCAAGCGAACATCTGCCTTAAATGTACCCATCCGATAGAATGAAGGGCTGTCAGACCCCTCAAAAACAAACGCGTGGTCATCGCCCCACGCCCTAACGGCGCGTGAGCCAGAATTGCTGACAAAATTATATGGCCCTGCTGTCCGTGTTTTTTTGGTGCCGTCTCGGTTTTTGCGGCTGGTTACGGACACGGTGTATCCGCCTTGCAAATCTTCTGGCTCGTCGCGTATGCGAACAATCTTAGACGTTCTTTGACCGTCGCCTGGATCAAAAGGCGCTGCCGTTAAAGACCAGCTTAACGGCGCGCCAGCGGCGCTATTGCCCTTCTCGTGAAAATAAATGTATCCATCGTTCGAGACTAGCAGTGGGTAGGGGAATATTCCCGAATCGCATCCTGATGTTCTATCAAACTTCCCGGTCGCCCAGGTTCGCTCTAGCGTGTTGTAAATAACGTATCTGGAGCATTCATTCCCGTCCCGTTTGTCGGGGAACAGCCACCAAACCTCGTTGTACGCGGCTATTGTAAGGCAGCTTATTTTATCATGCTGTGCGCGGCTTAAATTATCCGCAATGTCTCGGCGCACTGTGCAATCAAGAGGAATTACACCATTCTGATAGGTATAGAACTCACCTTGCCCTGGAGCCATCCAGTACGGAATGCCCTGCAACATACCCACGGCGTTTGGGCCGATTAGGCCGCAATTATCAAAGCCAACGCGATCCAGCCGATACACTATTGTTGGGTCAGGAATGTAGGTCATTGTCCACATGCCGTCTAATGTCCATATGTAATTCTGCCCAACCCCTGGCAAACCACGGACAATCCTGCTTCCTTGAGAGATCGTAGTGTTTCCCGCCGATACTGTCGCAGACGCAGCCCAGGACGTTCGATCTCCTAATTTAGTCCAGCGAACATTGCGTGGGTCAAATGTTCCCGCACCGCCAACGCCGTTGTTTCCGCAAGAGACCAAAGACCGCTCTTGCGTAACAAATATGCAAGTGTTTTGCGTAGGCGCATTTGTAACCGCCGTAGCTATTGCAGAGCCGTCTGATGCGTAAATGCCGCTGCCGCGTGGGTTTGCAAGTAAATCTTGTCCCCACAGGTCTAGCGTATAGGTTAGCGGACTCAGGCCGTAGCCAGTTGCGGCTAGGCCAAAATAGCCAGTTGAGAATTGACCCACGCCAAACCCAAGGCCACCAATGCCGTGTTCATTTCCCGCCACATAATATGTGGCAACCGCAGAGCCGCCGCCCAAAGCCGTAGACGTTGCGGCTGTGCCGTGCTGGACGGCTATTGTTGATGCGTTTGTGACCGAAACGGAATAGTCGCCGTTTAGCGTTATGCCTCCAACTGCTGTGGTGCTCGTCCAGTTGATTTTTTGACCCTCAAACAGTGGGTGGTCAGAACCCCAAGCAATGGAAACGGTTGAGCTTCCAGCCGTTGTTGAAAACCCATTAACAATTGTTGAAGATCCAGCAACCGGAGTGATGTCTGTTAATGTGCCGCCAACATCCATCGCGTAAAGGCGAAGATGTGTAGCAATTGCCAGCCGCTTTTTGGCAGCGTTATCAGACCATGCCTTTACAGTTCGCGCTTTGCCAACAACAGTGTCGGTTGAGGCTTTTTCCCAACCCCCAATAGTCTGCGCTTTGCCACGGTGAAAACGCACCTTGTTTGCATCCGTAAAAAAACCCTCTGCTGTGAGAGGGCTATCATCTTTATATATGCCCGCCATAAGCGGGATTTTTGCATATGCCACTAGGTCGGCCAGCCATCCAGAACCGCTGCGCGCTCGGCTTCACTTAAAATCCCACCAGCAACGCCGGCAGTTAAAAATTCGCTTACGACCTTTTTAGTAAAAACTGTAGCCTTATCGTATTCTTGATAAGCATATCGAAGGTCAGGTAAGGAATGATCACGGAACCCTTCAATAATTGTCGTTACGCGACCGCCGCCGCCTGCGATGTTAGCCGCCGCGTGTCTTATAAACTCAAGGTCTGAAAGAACAACGGGGCTAGGTTCTGGGACAACTTTTGGCGTGTAATGCCCCTCAAAAAAAACCATGCCTGTTAGGGTTGTTATTCTAACCGCATCACCCAAAACAGGCTCACCGTCTAAAATGTTGTAATCTACTCCCTCAGTGGCGTTTACCACGGATGGCATTGCATCAATTTTGGCAATTGTCGTCATATTATAACCCCAGTCGGTACTGAACCGCGCTGTAGGCGGTCGCGGTTGAGTTGGTAATGTCGGCTGAGTGCTTGGCACGCAAGAGTAGACTGGTATTAAATTGGTACAGAGGGGCACCAAACATTCCTAATTGACGCCAAGGAAGCACACGCATAGCGGTCGATGACATCGCTCCGAATGTTGCTTTGTCTGCTTCCATAACCTCTTGGCCAGGTCGCGTTGGCTGTCCCGTTGTCGTGTAAATGTTAGTGAACGTCGGCGGAACAGCATACAGGACCGCTCGTTCGCCTGATGCCAAACCGGCAACTGCAATCGTCTCGACAGTACCGGAGTCATTTGTAAACTCAAACGTGGTTGTTGATGCCCCGCCCGCAGTTGGACCAACGATTGACGCAACAAGACCCTTACCAGACGCGACGTTTAAAATCGTCTTGTAGGTATCCGCAGTCCAGTCTGTTGTGTCTTGCAGCCCCATGGTTGCATACTGCGTGAAGAAAGCCGTTGTTGTAGAGTCCGGGGCTGCGCCGGTTGAGTCGGAAACCTCAAGGCTGGTGGTTGTTACAATGTACGGGTAGAATTGCCATGCGTCGGTAAAATTAATTCCGCCACCGCTGCTGCCGCCTAATCCAAATTTTGAAGCAATATCAGCCATTACGGCGTACTCCCAATTAGCGTTGATGTGACTGCACCCGCGCTTGCATATGAATATAAAATAACAGGACCGTTTGAGCCGTCGCCCGCGTAAGTGTCATCGGACGACTCACCGTCAATCGTTTGTGAGTTGCGACCCACCGTTCCAGTAACCCCATTGCCAACCGTAAACTCTACAATTACGCCCTGACCGTCAGTTAGCGTTGGTAGCGTTCCCGTAGCCGTGCCGCTAATCCTGTAGCGCCGGTTCGCTGTCATGGCCGTTGTGCCGCTTGAAAACGTGCCGGTTAATTTTCCGGCAAGAGCTTGTTCCCAATTGGTATCAACCGCAGGGACAGTGACGCCAATATCTAGCGTGTCGCCATTGTCGGTAAGAACTACGTCACCCGACGCCGTAAGGACCGATCCGAGGTAGCCCGCAGTAGCAGTGACATCAACCTTAACCGTCCCATCAGCGGCACCCGTGCCACCACCAGCGGCAATTAATGAGTTGACTTGGGTCAGGTTCACCGCGTCGGTTCCAGAAACGCCAGATGAAACACCTGACAAAATTCCAGATATTTGAAGCGCACCATTAATCTGTGCCGCGCCATTTACAAACAACGGCTCACTAATAACATTTGAACCATCGCAGCGCAGAATGCACGAAAAGCCGGTGGGAATAGCAACACCGCTTCCAGCCGAAGTTTTAACCGTGACTGTTTGGCCCGTTTCATTTTTATAAATTTGTGTTCTTTTGCGCGATGGCACTGTGTAGGTTGCTGCGCTACTTAGAGAACCAGTTAACAGGATTCCCTGATATTCAGTTTCGTTTGACGTTGAGTAATCCGACTCCGATACTGTTTTGTCGCCCGTCAAGGCGACAGAGTTCCAGTCATGGATCATTCTAACAATTATTGTTTGGTTATTTACAAGGTTGGGGTCACCCCACTCATTTAGGTTGTCACCTTGCTCCATATCTCTGACGCCAATTGCAATGGCGTTTGGGCTGTTTGTCATACGGCTGTTCCGTCTTGATAGCGCCAAACTGTCCCGTCGCTAATGACAGAGGGGCGGTTTGATGCACCATCGGTTACAAAAAGAGTTGCCCCTAAGTATTCAACGGGGTCTGGTAAAGCGGTAATCGTATATCCGCGTTTTCTTGTCGGCGCTTGGATTTGCTCTCTAACCCAAGCAGCAAGTCCTGGGTCAGTTACGTCAACATTCTTCACACTACTGGCCCGTTAACAAAAACTTGAGACGGCGTGGACAACTCTAGTTGTTTTGAGTTCTCATCAATCCCAGAGATTGCATTGTTGTACAGGGCCACAAGGTTTTGTGTTTCCGTGTTTTCTAAAGATGGGTCTGTGTATATTGCTGCCATTGCCTGGCAACCAAATAGGTAAACGTCTGGGTGATTAGACAGAACCCAGTTCGTTGTATTTGAGTCAGAAAGCGCCTCTATTTTTTGATAATATCCAAGCTGGACCGAATAGTTGCTGTCAGGTGATGGCCCAAACTTTATGTTAGTTCCAATGATCGTAAAGTTTTTTATCGCACCCGGCCCGGTCGGCCACATAGCGTCAATTTGACCTGGCTGCACATAAGATAGTGTTACCAGCGGGTTTGTTTGAACAGTTGCAAACCGGTGATCTACAAAATCAGTGGGCAACGCAATGGTTTGCGCCGTTGTGTTAAGGGTTGTTGTGGTGATTTGGTTGTGTGTCCGCAACTTACGGTTTAGGTCTGCCTCAACAAGATCAATAAGCGTATCTTGTGGTAACGTGTCATCATTAGACCAGTTTGCTATTTCTATTTTTAGGTTTGCGTAAGTATCAAGACTCACAATCGACCCCCGCCAGTGCGAAGTTTCTTAAAATCAATATCATTAAGAAGTTTCAAATATTTCTTGCGGTCATACTGACCACCGCTTTTCGGATCAAACCCACATTGCTTTATGAGTTTTCCGTGTACTTGCTGTGGAATACTGGCAACCATTCCCACGTCTTTACCGCTCCAACCTGACCACGCGTTTTCTAGCTCGGCGTTGGTTTGAAGAGTTGAGTTTATTGCAGACTGCGGGGCCGTTACCCTAACGGTTGCCTTACCGTTGCTTTCAATTTTTAGCCACTTTGTTTGCTGAGTTTCGGGGTCGTAATCAAACTTTACCCACCCGTCGTCAGGAACATGAAAAGCGTCTGATGGTTTTTGACGGACCAACTGCATAACAACTCCATAAAAAAAAGGGCCGGGATTAAAGGCTCCCGGCTGGCCTGTTCACACTCAGGTAATAGCGAGGTCTGCGACTGCCGCGTGAGCGTTAGGCGCTGAGACTTCTAGTGTGTACTCAATTAAAATCTGGGACTTTGTACTGTCGCCAGTTTTTGCAAGAGTCATGTTTTGGAAGGGTCTGAGTTCCTTGACACTGTAGTGTTCTGGATCAAGGAAAAACGAAATCCCTTTCAGGAAATTGCTGGTCATTTGACGGTTGATGATCGTATCAACTGGGCCAAAATCTGACAGCAAAACGTCCACTGCGCCGATGGCGGTGGCTGGCGCGTCTTTCTGTGTCGTGTACCTAATATCTGCAGTATCAGAAACGCCACTGCCAAGAACGAGGCTGGACAGCTTGCGCTTTTGAACAGAAGACATCATCAACATTGTTGGGTTTCCACCGTCATCGTATGCTGATTGATGCGCGTCAAAGTACATTGAAATAGTCGGAGTACGAAGGACCGTGCCTGGCACGTAGGCAGTTGTACCCTTGCCGCTTGACGCAGTCCCCGACGTAGTGTTGATATTGGTTAGGTAAGCCGGTAGACCGCCAACAACGCGCGCAGAGGCGCTAGAGCCAGCGTCATAGGCTTGGTTAGCAAGCAGTGTGACTTCAACGTCACGGCGCAACTCACGGCCCTTCAACACAGTCTGGTAAGCGTGTTCTTTTGCCCGGCCATACTGCTTGATAGCATCCTCAGTTCCAGAGGTCTTATACGACTTCTCAGAAATATTTGTGTAGTTGCTAATCAAAACCGTAGGTGTAACAGCGGGGGCTGTTGGGTCAGCACCTTCGACTGCACTATTAGTTGCTGCGGCAGTTAAATCTTGAGTCTGCCAGTCGTAACGCTTTGAAGACGTTTTGCCTTTTTTAGCGTTGGAGTAAAATGGAGTTTCAAACGGCGCAATGTTTGAGATGATGTCCGAAACATCCTCGGCTTGGCCGATTGATTCGTAAGTTGTAAATGTCGTATCTGACATAATGTTTTCCTTAGTTTAGGGTAATGATTACCCCGTCCGACGTTGTTCCAGTAAAGCAACAGCGTCCTCAACGGAGCCTGATTTCATGGCCCGCGCTGCAATTTTCTTAGACTTTCGCACTTTGTTTGTTTCAGACTGACGAACGCCCGGTTTTGTAACCTTTGGCTTACGTTTTGCCTTCTTTTGCTGAATGGGCTTTTCTTTTTGCAAATTGTCCCATTGCAATGCCTTCCATAACGACTCAACGTAAAACGGCTTTGTGTCGGCTAGTTGCAAATCTTCTTTGTCTGCCCCAGCGGACTTGGCCCACTTTGCAACCGATTCCATATCGCTCACAAAAGCTGACTCATCGCTCCATTGTGGTAGCGACCGCAACACGTCAACAGTGTTGCTTCTAGCTGCTTCCACAGCTTGTTGATCACGTTGCTTAATTAATATTGCAGCGTCATCAAGCGTTTTTTGCCGTTTTTCCCATTGGAACTTTAATTTAGGCGCTTCTAAGGGGTCTTCTTCAAATAGCGTTTCCCAATTCGGCTCCACGGGTTGCATCTGACTCAAATTATCGTGCATTTGTCTTAGTTCTTGCGCGACCACTGCCGCAGTTTCATCAAACTTTTTTGCTTTCTCAGCAAGTGTTTGAGATTTGCGGGTATAATCCGACTGGCGTTGGTATCCCTTAACAAGCTCGTCCGTTGTCACTTGAGATTCTTCACCGTCAATTTTGACTGTGTGGGCCTCTAGGGCGGCGGTCTGGTCTTCGGGGTCTTCGTCTTGTTCGGTTTCGTCACCATCAATATCGTCTTCAGATTCTTCATCTTCCGACTCATCTTCTGGCTCATCTTCCGGCGGGTCCGCTTCGGGGGTGTCCTCCGGTTCTATTTCCTCGGCGTCTGTAGCCTCGGCTTGCTCTTGCTCTGCTGGCTTTTCCTGTTGACCAGGGGCCGGGCGCGCAGCAAGGGCCGCTGCCGCTTCCTCAATAGAAAGCGGACCAGTATCTTCGCTCATGTTTTATTCTCCGACGTATCCGAATTAACGGGTGTCTGTTACCAAGACTTAGGTATGCGCTTGGGTGTGAGGTTGTTCTCACGCTCTCTGTCCGCAGCCTCTTTGCCGTGAACAATCGCCGTTCTCAGGTGTGAGTTGACGGCATCAACCACTTTTAAAGCAATTAAGTTTAACGCTCGTTCTTCGTGGTATTTCTCATGCAAAGGCAACGCCAAGGATGCCTCTAAATAATTATCTTTGATCTCTTGTAGCGCCTCAGTAAATACAGGGCTGTCAAGTAACCGCTGCGCCTCTTGGGCGCGTTCCTCTGTGTTCATTCATTATCCATCGCTAGTTGGAAGCCGTTGAAACGCTGCCTTAAACTCAGGTGGCACAAAGCCCGTTATGCCATAGCGTCTGTAGTGTTCCCTGGCTTCATCTAGCGGGCCATCAAAAAGGCTAGGCATCAGTTGGGGATAATACCGTTGCCAGATGGGGCTTTAGCCCGAATTGCCATCTCCTCTAATCCTATCTCAGCAATAAGCTCGTCAGCTTTAAGGGAGTGGCTCATTTCCATCTTGTCTCTTTCTCGCTGATCTTTGCGAAGCATGTCCTCGTATTTCAACGCGAGATTAATTATTTTTGACTCGTCAACACTTTGGCCGGTGTCCTTGAGTAGTTCAGCCTCTTTCATTGCTAGTTCACGGGCTTTAATCATAACAGTCGCGGCATCGAGCATCCCGTCTTGCTGTATTTTCTGGGCTTCAAGCTGAATGCGTTGTTGGCCTTGTTGCAGCTTTCCTTGCACCTCAATCATTTTCGGATCAGGCGGCGGCTGTTGCGCGGGTATTTGGAAGTCTGCCGGAACCTCTGTAAAATATTTATCAGCATCAAAGCCCATGCAAACCGCCATATCACGGTATGTATTAACAATCTGATTAACCTTTACCGCCGGGTTTTCTGGGCCGTACTGTGCGAAGACTTGCTCTTGCTTGGCAGCAATCAAACTTAACCCTTGCAAGTCGCGCTCTTTGGTTCCACTGCCTAAACCCGTCGAGACGTTAACGTCAATTTCAGTTAGACGGCCCCACTCGCGTGGATCAATTGTTTGCTCTTCACCGCGCAATCTGACAACCCGCGAGAAATCCTGATATTTGATCAAACTTTTAAGAATCGCGCGGCCTAACTTACGCATTCCGCCGTGCGCCCAAATCCGCGCAAATTGCTCTATTTTTCCTTGTGAAGCGTCATACGCAATGTTGGCGGCGGTTGCCGATTGGTTAGCTAGCGCCTCTGGACTTAGGCCCATAGAGCCGCGAGAAACGCCAGAGCGGCGCTCTGCTAGGTCATTGTAGTATTGCAGACCAGTTAGCGCATGTTGGCCCACAAACGGCACCGTTAGCGGCGCAATAGCCCCGGCTTGTTTGACACCCACCGGCTGGCCCGCCGCATAACTCAGGACCGCATCCATCGACCCTTTCTCTAGCTTGCTGGTGACAACCTCTAGCTTTGGCCTGTTCGTCAGATACAGGTTATCCAGCATTTGCCGCTGCAAAACCGTCGATACCTCTTGGTTCTCAGTTAAAGCGTCAGCCGGGCATCGCCCATAAAAAATGTGGGGCAGTGGGATCGGGCAAAAATCAACAAAGAACATCTGGCAGTCGTGAGGCTCAATCTCAAATACCCGGACTGTTTCCTCGTTTCCCGCAGCCTTAAAATACCAGTCCCTAATGCCCGTACCATCGTAGTCGCATTTTATAATGCCTTGATGAACCGCAACTTGGCGCATCATCGGGTCTGTGCTGTCTAAGCGCGGCCTGTCGGTATTACGCAACAGGCTTAATCTCTCATCTGCAAAATCATGCTCAACATAATCTGGCAACGATGCCGCAAAATCTGGGTCAAGACCCTGGCTAATTAAATCCCCAACCCGTTCAAATGTCCTGTGCGATTTAAGAACCGCGCCTTCCATTGAACGAGCGTCGCGGCTAATTACAAATTCCTCTGGCGGTATTGGTTCAATGCAAACTTTTGAGCGGTTAATTGTTTTTTGAACCGTAATGTCAAAGGTTACATTTACGTCGCCGCCATCGCTGCTTTGATTTTCAGTGACCGCAACAATTTCTTCATCTTCTGCCGCCTCTGTTCTTATGCCGGCTTGCACAAATTGCTCAGTCGTCAGCCCTTCGTAATCCTCTGTGACAATCTCAATATCTTGTTCCCACCACACTTTGAGAACGCCAACGATATTAACGAGAGCGTCAAAGCCCCATTGCCAGAGCATATTTTCGCCACGATTATCTTTGCGAATAACTATCTCGTTCACAAAATCCGTAACTGTATTAACCAGATTGTCGTCTACACCGGGGGCTGGGTCGTACTCAAAAACCCGTGGTCCGCTGGTAAAGATACGCAAAAGGCTTGGCAAAATGAGGTTAATTTGATCCGCAACCGTTGAGTCAATAACTTGCGATTGACCGCGCTGCGTTGGCAGATTGGACATATCGCCAATGTAATAGCCGTAGTTTTTCTCTCGCCGCGCTGCTATTTCCCCGTCAGTATAATCTAAAGCGTCTCGCACTTCCGCAGCAATAAATTGACGCAATTCATCTTCACTCATTCCGTCTTGCTTTGGCGTTGGTGTTTTATTCATACGATCCAATCGGTGTTTACAATAGGCACGGTTTCGATGTGTGTGTCCGGCAAGCCAACCGCTAAGTATCGGAAAGCATCAGCCGCGTGGCTTGTCCAGTCGTGCAGCGGGCGGTTCTTGAATGCCTTTCGCTTGTCATCGAACTCAGTTCTATATTGTTTCAGCGCCTCTATGCCTTGGTTACACTTATCCGCGTCAATCCAGCACTTTGTTAAAAGCGCCCGTGCCGCGTTAATTCCATCATCTACTGGCAGCTTTGGGGCGACACTTACCCGAAGCCCAAGACCCTCTAGCGTCTCTCTACGGCTACAGCCAGTGCCTAGCTCTTTTACCTCAACGTCGTGGGGCAATACGTGTTCTGCGTAGACATATGGCTTGCTTCTGAGGTGGTTGACGTAGTGATCAAGCCCAACGCCTGATGACTCGTAATAGTCAATCAACCTAACTTCGTTTCCGATTTGCTGGGCAAACCATATCGCCGTCGCATCACCTATGCCCAAGTCCCAGGCGGTGATTACGTCTAGGTCACGCTCCCACGGCACCGAACCAATACGACTTTCGCTCTCTAAAAACTTAAACTCAGTGGCGTAGTAAGCGCCTTGTATAGCAGCATCAAAACTGCACTCGTACTCTTGCTGGTACTGGTCTTCAGTTAGGTCGCGCTTTGCGGCTTCCAGTTCTTCTTCATCAACAATGCCCGTTTCTGAGGCTTTTAGCGACAATGCTTGGTATTGGTCATTTGCCTGGGCTTCATTCCAGACGTTGTAAAATTCGTTATGCCCAGCGGGCGTGCCGATCCACGTACACCAACCTTTGCGGTCACTGAGCGCCGGTCTGATGACCTCCCATATCCTCGGGTCCATAGTGGCGAACTCATCAAGAATAACGCCGTCGAAGTATAGCCCCCGAAGCCGGTCGTAGTTCTCGGCACCGTAAAGCCTAACGCGTCCGCCGTTGGGAAGGTCAACCCGCAGTTCTGACTCATTAGGCGTTATGTCGTAATGCTCAATGACTGGGGCTGCGTACTGCTTCACATATTCCCAAGCAACGTCTTTTGCTTGGTTGTAGTGCGGCGCAATGTAGGCAAACCGTGGATTCTTGTTTGTGCAAGTCAACGCGCCTTTAATTAGCTCGTTAATGCAAGCAACCGTCTTACCGGCCCGGCGATGGGCGACAATGCAACTAAACCTTTCTGAGCGGTTATGGAATGGCTTGAACTGGTCCCTGGGTTTGTAAGGGATGACTAGCTCTGCCAACTAACTTTTACCTCTCCAGAATGCTCCGTAACCTGTGTTTCTTTCCACCCCATTCGGGTCTTTGTCCACCAGATCGAAGCCGTGGTGTTTCCCGCTATGGCTTGCTTGTAAAGGCTCTCTGCAATCTTGGCGCTCGCCTTGGCGTCCCCGACCTCTAGTTCACGGGCAAAGTGTTTGCGTAGAGTCTCCCGGCAGATAGCACCGCCCGTGTTTGGGTTAGTGATTAGCTTGGCAATCTGCTCTTCTGGTATGCCATAGCCCTTCATCGCTTCGACTTGCTTACGGTGTTCTTCGGTGGGTTCAAACGGTTTATTCGGCATTAGCCCGCTCCGCTTTTTCCCCTGTAAATTCTTCCCACCGCTTTACCGCAACATCAACGTATGTCGGGTTTAGTTCGATTGCGTAGCAGCATCTCCCGGTCATCTCAGCCGCGATAATTGTAGTCCCTGACCCACTAAACGGCTCGTATACCGCTTGACCGGGGCTTGAGTTGTTTTCAATAGGTCGCTTCATACACTCGACAGGCTTCTGGGTGCCGTGGCCCACACCAGAGTCATCCCGAGACTTAATGCTCCATATCGTGCTTTGAGAGCGGTCACCCGCCCACCCAGCCGTGTCCCTCACCGCATACCAGCAAGGTTCATGCTGCCAATGGTAGTCCCCTCGAGACAAAGCAAACCGATCCTTGGACCATATGATTTGGGAACGTATAGAGAAGCCGTTTGTCTCTAAGCTTTCCGCCACCGTTCCAGCGTGAAGACCTCCATGCCAAACGTAGGCCACAGAACCAGGGAATAGCGACCAAGCCTCACCCCAGTCTGCGCGGTCGTCGTTTTCCACCTTTCCCATCTTTTCAGTGTTCTTATTAACGCCAGCCTTTGCTCGCCAGGATGGGTCATAATCTACCCCATAGGGCGGGTCCGTAACCATTAGGTGCGGGCTAACACCTTCCAGACACTTATCAACCACTAAGGGGTCGGTGCAATCGCCACACACCAAACGGTGTCGGCCTAGCTGCCAAACATCCCCCAACTCAGTTATGGGGTTCTCCGGTGTCTCCGGTACATCATCCGGGTCCGTTAGCCCCTCGGTCTTATCCAGAAGCCCGGCAAGCTCCGAGTCATCAAAGCCCGTGAGGGATAGGTCAAAGTCTAACTCTTGCAGCCCCTCGATTTCCGCCTTGAGGGTTTCAATATCCCACCCTGCGTTTAGTGCCAGCTTGTTATCAGCGATTATGTACGCCTTGCGTTGGGCGGGCGTTAAGTGTGCAAGCTCTATCGTGGGCGCGGTGCTAAAGCCAAGCAATTTGGCCGCTTCCAACCGCCCATGCCCCGCAATTATGCCGTTCTCTTCATCAATCAGGATGGGGTTGTTAAACCCAAACTCTTTAATGCTCGCCGCGATCTGCGCAACCTGCTCTTGGCTGTGTGTTCTAGCGTTCCCCGGATAAGGCAGAAGGCTTGATATTTCCCTCTCTTTTATTGTGTCTACTTTCATCCCAGTCCTTTCGGGTGTTGGGTTAATGATTTAGTTGCTTTGCTGCGTCAAAATAGTTGTGGTCTGCGTGCATACCTAGCTTTCG